CAATCATATAGCCCCAAGCCCACTTGTTATTCGCTTCCATTTTTTCAATTAACTTCGCATTTGATTGCGCCATGAGAAGTGCTGTTTCCGCTTTATCTCGAATAGATTCGTAATTATCTATTTTTGTCTCAATACGAGTTAAGCGTTCTAGCATTTCTCGTAATACTTTTTCGTCCATAACCCCTGCTTTCTATTTTTTAAACCATTCTAAGTGGTTGGTGTTGCATCTTTCGTTACCCAGCTGCATGAGTAGTAACCATTATCTGATACCATGGCATTATTATCAGGTTTGATACTACCATTTGCATAAAAAATAAGTCTATTATTACTATGCGTTATCGATGTATAATCAGCTGCCGGTTTATATCCGTCTGGAATAACTCCAGAAATTGTAGTATTTGCGGGGATAGCTGGCATAGATCTAATATCTGCTTGAACCATAGGTCCGATACGTGTTAATATGATTTGCCCACCACCATTATAAATTGAAACTGTTTTTGTAGACTGCCCTGTAATTTCTAAGTTAACTGTTTTAACGGTTGCCGTAACTACTAAGTCCTTAATAGTAACTTTCCCAGAATAATCAGCCATTACAGTTTTTGACCAAGGGCTGAAGGTAGGAGTGCTGCCAGAACGAGAACGATTGTAAATTTGTGACACAGTTTTTGAATCATATACTATCAGTTCTTGAACTACTGAAGTCGTTGTTCCGCTGACTGTTAAATAGGCATATATAGTTGTACCAGAACGTTCAGAAGGTACATTAATGATATCTGTTTCTCCAGTAAGTCCTCCAATTCGGTAAGTACCAATATCAATTACATTATCCAAATCAGTTCCACTTGCTAGGTTCCCTTTGTTTGCGATAACTTTATTTGATAAATCTTTCAGTGATTGACTGGTCGCAAACTTTGCATCTGCTTCTGTTTTTGTATAAGCTCCGACCTGAGAAGCTGTTACTGCATGCGGGTTAGATTTGTTATTTATATGAGAATCTATCGCTTGTTTCTGTGTTGCTAATTTTTGATCTGATTCATCTTTAGAATAAGCCCCAACTTGTGTTGCAGTAACCTTATGTGGGTTAGATATATCACTTGTATGAGAATCAAACTCTACTTTCGAAGCTTGTTTCACATTAATGACCTTATCCAGTCCAATTTGTGCGGCTGTTACTTTGTGAGGATTATTCGTATCTGCAAGATGTGAAGCAAGGTTATTATCGTTGTCGCCAATACCAGACTCCATATGATTCATACGATTATCAGTTACAACAGCACCATTTTTAATATTCTCTTCTTCTGTTTTTAATTCATCATATTGATTCCAAGTTTGCTTTTCGTAACTCATTATTTGTCAACCTCCTTAGAAGTATCTTGCTCATACGTTTCAACTAGAACTGATAACTTGGCATTTTCAAATTGTAACTGAGTAATCTTAGATAGTAAGTTGTTAATCAATTTTTCTGCATCAATTTCTTTATTCATGCTTCCTCCTCTTTTAAATCTTGCTCTTCAATTTCTTTAATTTCTTCATACTTCGTATCAGTTAAAATCAAACGATCACTTTCATAACCTCTCCTTTTACCTTTGATTTCCCATGTAAAAGGGAGATTTGGAACAGATGATTGTACTGTAAAACTTGTCTTATCTCTTGATGTGATATAAACAAAACCTTCACTATAACCTTGCAAAAATACTTGATACTCATAATCGGTATTAATAACGTCAGAAAAATGTTCTTCGATAGGAATAATAAGCGTGCAGTCTTCACCGGTTTGTGCTGTTCCGATATCCCCTAGATATGATTCAGCGGTTTCATAAGCTGGTGTCAATCTAAGTCCATCTCTTGTGACATGAGCCGCATTTTTCGAGCCATAAACGTCCAGGTCTCCGTTAACTTGTAAGGCTCCAGATATAAAAACTCTATCATTAATTCTTAGCCCGTTTATTCCGGCTAGTTTTCCTTTTATTGTGACTCCATTTGAATCAAGACCAATAGTGGTTTCATCATTATACATAATGGAGATAGGAGATGAGGCCGAATATAAGGTGGTAGTAGATTTTCCTGTACCCGTTGCATCTCCTAAAATAAGAGATGAACGATATGCTGAGTTATTACCAGCTGTCAATAGAATTCCGCTATTAGAACCCATCTGGAGTACCGGAAGACCATCTCCAGTTTCTGTTGGCTGAAAAGAACCGAACAGCTTATCAGAACTATCTAAGAAATTAATAGCACCTCCAGATATACGGATTTTTCCGTCTGTGCTTTCCGTCTTAAATTCACTACCTGTGATGTTTACACCTTTTATATCAACTGCGGTCAAAGTTCCTGTCGATATATTCGAAGCATTTAAATTAATGATATTTACATCTGAAGCATTGATTGTTCCAGCAGTTAGTTTTGAAGCACTCAAATTTCCAATCATTGCATCTTGGATGATAGCATCATCTATTCGAGTTTGATCAGTTAACCAAATTTTTGCACCCATAATTTTTAACCACTCTTTACCATCCATTTCTTGTGATAAATTGATTGTTTTGACAATTTCATCAGATGGAACGGAATTATCGATTTTTTCCTGAATTTCATCAGATAATCTTGTAGAGGTAGTCATTACCCAATCGTAAGTTCCATCCGCAAGTTTTGTATAAATCCATATTTCATCATCAGGACCGTTTTTTTTGAACCAAATATCTCCTTCTTTGGGATAAGGAGGTTCCTCTATTCCATCATAAATTGAATTTTTACCCGCTGCATCAACACGAGAATTAATCTCTTTAATAATTTGATTAAGCGGTGGAGAATATGCTGAGACTGTTTGAGCTGAAGAGTTAGTATTAGCTGAACTAGTTACTGTCAGTCCCCCCTTAAAAGTTAGGGTGTAACTTAAATTGGGAGTTTTAAATGGTGTGCCATCTCTATCAGTGAGTGTTAACCAATCGCCAGTTTCTAGTGCTGGATTCCCCCTCCAATTTAAAGTAAAAGGATAAAAATTGATATTTTTTACTTTCTGATAAATATCATCAAGTAAACTTTGTGTCATTACTTTATTTTCTAAAACAATTTGTGGACCAGTATTACTACCCGCTAAATAAGTAACCTGTTCATTTCCACTCTCGCTTTGAACAGGTACTGTACAAGAAATACCGCCAATTTTGTACATCAATTCGTTTTTTGTTAATCCCTTTTGAAAATATTCTGCTGGAGAAACCGCAAACTTAGGGTCAATTAATTGCATGATTTCCAATTGATTTGTCCGGCTAAACCTTGCATAACCTGCTTCAAACTGAGCGATTAAACCTATTGCTTGTCTGAAAGTATAACCCTCAGGTTTATTTATTTTTGAAGTGCTAATCATTGAAAAGTTGGTTTCATTAATTACGGAACCACTTTTATTTGCAATTTCTAAAGCAACAGCTCGAATAGAAGCTGGGTAGGTTAGTTCAGAAACATACTCGTTTTCTAAAAAAACAAAACGATCACTTGCTTCAAGTGTCGTTTTATTTTCATTCCTATCTGGGTCACACTTTGTGACATAAAAAGTTCCAATTGAGACATACTCATAAACCGTTGGCTTATAATGAATCAATTTAGCATAGCCCACTCTTGCACTTCCCACTTTTTCAGGAGGGATATTATCATAATGATAATCTGCATCATAAGTTGCTATTCCCAATTCCACAGTGACTTCTGTCAGTTCCTTTATATTTTCAAGTATTGAACAAAATTCTATCTTTATAGAATTTGAAAATGTTGAACCTATCTGAAATGTTTCACCAGAAATAGAGCCACCACTGTATATCCAACTATTGATATCATTTTTTGTAAAGACTTTATCACCAACTTTTATTCGAGTCTCAAACCTTCGATTTTCTGCTTTCATGGCATTGTTAAAATCATCTGAGACATTAAGCATTTTTATCCTCCTATTTTTCTATCAGATTTACAGATAAGTTTTGCCACTTCATCGCTTTAAACTTATCATTCCATGAGTAAGAAGGCATTGTAGAATCTCCAGCATAAAAAGTTTTACTTCTTTGTCTTCCAAGTTGGGGATCTGGATAAATTACTACAAAGAATGGTTGATTAATTCTTTGCAAAATATCAGATGCTTCCGAATCACTCAAAGGTCCCCACTTAATGTTTAGTTTAGTTTTTTGAGCAATGACATCCCTTACCATTTCCCCATTCGCATTTCTCCCTGAGGAGTCAGCGTCAATTGTTGAAATACTGACGCTGAATTCTTGAGGAAATTTTACTGTGACTCCATTAAATTGTAATTCGGCAGACATAATCCCTCCTTCTAAATGTTAAGCTCAGTGTACCCGAGCTGTTGATGATATTTATTGATTTCTGAAACTGCAATTCGCCCAAACTCTCTACCTCCGATATTTATCACAATATCACCATTTGAAGTTTGGCTCGTTTGTGCGCCTAAAGATTGAACAAGCAACATGATGGCACTTGTTAATGAACCATTCATATTTGCCAAACCATAGCTTGAAACATCTTGACCTCCACCAAAGCTTCCAGAGCTACTATAATCAGTTGGCTTCTCTGTAAACATCGAAGGCAATTGTAGTGCTTCAAATCCTTTAAAACTTTGATAATTACTACCAACTGGAGATGAAAAACCACCAGTTAAAGTATCACTAAAACTATCCAAACTTGAAATGTTTTCGGCTGGCATTACTTGTGTACCTTGCGGTAAATCGACAAGCATTTCTCTTATAGCTGGAAACATCTTCCAAGCGCCCCCAGGAGTTTTGTATGCTTCTTGCCACTTAGAAGACTTAGCATCATTAACAACTGCCATACCTCCTGGGTGGTTTTTTGTACCTTTGGCATACCATTCTATTCCCAACGATGGAATAACGCCATCGAAAAGGTCACCAATACTCCAGCCTCTTGGATTGATTTGGAAACGCGGAAGCGGAACGTCAGGGAAACTAAGTCTAATGTTAAAGAATCCTTTAATTCTATCGACAATCCCACTGATTAAGTTTTTAGCATTCTCTATAGGTGATGTCATAAAGTTAGTAAATCCTGACCAAATATTCCTTATAGTATTTCCGATACTGTTGAAAAAACTTCCGACTGAACTAAATGCGTTGGTGATATTACTCCAAGCGCCCCTAAAGGTATTACTGAACCAACTTCCTACTTGTCCAAAGGCTCTAGTAATATCACCCCAACGACTAGAGAACCAGTTACCAATATTACCGAATATATTAGTAATACTATTCCGTGCACTATTGAAAACATCGCCAAACCATTTAGAGACAGAACCAAATGCTCTAGTGATATCATTCCAACGATCTGAAAACCAATTACCTATGCCACTAAATATATTAGTAATGCCCTTCCATGCTCCACTAAAGACATCACTAAACCACTTACCTACCGAGCCTAGAGCTTTCATCACATCATTCCAACGATCTGAAAACCATTTTCCGATATTACCGAACGCATCAGAAATAGCCTTCCATGCTCCATTAAAGGCATCACCAATCCATTTCCCAACTTTACCAGCTGCTTCTGTTATAGTATCCCAGTTTTTAACTATTCCAATCCCAGCAGCAATAAGCACTGCGATTATAGCAATGGCAATTCCTATCGGACTTGTTAAAAATGCTACGGCAGAACCGAAAGCAGTAGTAACTGCTGCTGCTATTCCTGCAATCACATTCCAAGCTCCGACAGCAAGAGTTACAATTCCCCAAGCTGCCGCAAAAGCTCCTAGTATAGTAGCGAATACTTGGACAGTAGTTTGATGCTTGTCAATCCAATCACTTACTCCTTTTAAGGCATCTGCTAAACCATTTATGACATCAATAATCACTCCGCCAGTCCATTTAGCCAATGGTTGTAAGAAGTTATCCCACAACCATTGTCCAAGTGGTTTAAGCGCATTAATTATTGAGTTTAAAACCTTAATTGCACCTGATAAAGTATCTAAAAACGCAGGTATTAAGTCTTGAATAGTAAACCCAGCCAATGGCAAAAGTACATTTTTATAAAACCACTCCAATCCTGCACCAATGTTATCAGTGAGGGGCTCTAAGTTTTTTAATAATCTCTCTATCCCCTTAAGTAGTGGAGAAAAATCTAATTTCTTAGCCCAATCGGCTGTAGCTTTAGTCATATTATTAAGATGACCAAGCAATCCATTAACAATTTTTAAGATATCAGAAAATATTTTCTTACCGGTTCCGCCTTGTTCCCAAGCCTTTTTAAACTGTTCTGCAAGGTTTCCAATCGTTTTGAAAATATTGGTAAAAATCTCAAGGAGGTTTGCTGCTATTTCTTTACCAGTTCCATCATTCCATGCTTCTCTAAATGATTTAGCGATTGAATGAAGTAATTCTAATATTCTGTTCAGCCCATCAAATAGCGATTGGATTAAGACAGTTCCTCTACCATCTTCGTTCCATACATCTTTAAATGCTTTAGCTATATCACCAACGATGTTAAGCACATCCGCAAGTAAAATTAATAGGTTTTCAATGAATTTTTGACCAGTGCCATTTGTCCAAACTTCCATAAAGGATTTTCCGATAGCACTTGCTAAACCGATAACTTCTCCAAGTGCATATTTCCACGCATCAATAACCTTTTGACCTTGGTTTTTCCATGCATCTTGGAAAGGTTTGAAGAAATCTTTAAGCAAGGCTTGCATATCCTTCATCCATTTAGGAGTTGAATAATTACCAGTTGCAGCCCCAAAATCAATACCTGGAGCTTTTGTATCTTGGCCTTTGTCAGTGTCGTCATCAGTTTTGTCTTGCAAACCAATACGATTAATCTCATCAAATCCCATAAGTGAACGTTGAAGTTTATCAACCTTGTCTTTCGCCTTAGTCGCTGATGAACCAGTATCATTCATGGCTTGGACATTATCATATAAACCACTTGCGCCTTGTTTGGCTGCTTGATAAGTTGTTCCAAATAATCCAGCAATAAACGAAGCTAATTGTCCAGTTAATGTGGCAATTGCGCTCATCATCGCATTAATGGCAGGAAGAATTGCATTATAAATCGGATAGAATGCAGTCATCAAGTTGACTTTAATCTGATTAAGTGAGTTAGAAAACTGATCGTTTGTCTTCAATGCACTCATCATTCCGCCGGCTAACTTACTTATTGCTCCACCAATTAATTGATAAACAATTAATGAAGGTAACAAATACTTCATAGATTGAAGAAAAGCATTATTACCCATAGACATGCTACGAGTACCTTGTGTGACTTTATTTGAATTTCTCGAAAAGAGATTTCCAAATTTATCCAATATCCCAAATGAATTTTTCAATCCATTTCCAATTCCCCCAGCTCCGTGAGAAATGGAGTTTGACATACGGTTGAAGACTCCACCATATTTAGAAACAGCACGTTCAGATTGTTTCAATCCTGAACCTGTCATTCTAGCTCCAGCTGCAACTGTTCCAGTTGCCATTGACGATTGACTAAGAACTGAATTAATTCGTCCTATTGCCTTTCTTAATGATTCTGCACGCTCTTCTGTTCTTTGATATTCTTTTTGAAGAACATCGTTACTACTTGCTAACTTCTGCATTTTGTCAGACTGTGCTTGCATTTTTTGAGCAGTTTTCAATGAATCAGGAGTATCAACATTTTTAAAACCTTTGTCAAAACTTCCGACTGGTTTTAGTTGATATTGATATTCCTTTTGTAAAGCTCGAACACTTTCACGCATTGTATAATACTTAGCTTCATTGGCATCCATTACTTTTGCAATTCGCTCTAAAGACGAAGGCACTGCATCAAACTCAGTCTTCATTGAACGAGCAAGACTTTTTGCTTGGTCTTGGTATTTAACCATTGATGCCTGGGCCCGTGCAATCTGGTCATCATATTTGACTGTTTGCCCACCATCTCCTTTTGCTGAAGAACTTTGACGCTGTGATTTTAGATAAGCCACTTTTTCTTGAGCGGCTTTAGCTTGACCCATTTTTGCATTAATTTCATTTAGCATGGCATCAATTTCTTTTGATACTTTAGGACGTGCTTTCTTAAATCCAGTAGATAAATTATCTCCAATACTTTCTGATGATTTTTTAGAAGAACTTTCAAGATGACCCATTATCTTTTCAAAAGTTTGATTCATTTTTTCTAACTGTTTGCCAAATTGTGTTGCACCTTTATCAATATTCAGATTATCTTCGGTCTTTTTCATAGACTTCCCAGTGATATTTTCAAACTTTGACATAATTGCTTCTACACGAGGTAAAACTTTACTAAGCGCTTCATCCATTTTTGCAGTATTTGCATCAAACAGTATCTCTAGCGTATCTAATTCCATATTTCTCACCTCCTTTTCTATTCAATATTTTTTAATTTTTCTTTTGACTTTTTCTTTTACGAGTTTCCTGAATTAACATTGCAGTTTGTCGCATGATTTCTTGGTCAGTAAGCATCGCTTTTTTCTTCTCTTCTTCCTCAGATACAGCTTGCACTACTTCTTCCTTGAGTTGGTTCAAGAATGGATAGGCTTCTTCGTATTTAGGAAAATTCTTTGGATCATTAAAAGCATAGATAGCTAGCCTTTGTTGAGAATAATCAAACATCGCCTTCTCTTTTAGATCGTTCTCATGCCTTTTTTTATTCGCTTCTACTTGGACCATGATTTCATCAAAAGTCATTGCCCAGAAATCTGTAGAAGAAATACCAGATTCAACTGCCTGAGGGTATAAATCCTCAAGCATGCTGGATAAATTATTGTAAGTTTTTACAGAATGCTGTCTTCCTCTACTGGTTCGCTGTCCAGAGATACCCCATTTGTCGCCTCTTTCTCCGTTTTCTTGCTTCCGAAAAAACCTGATTCTTCAAGAAGCTCAGAGATAGCAGTGAATAGATCAAGGGTAGAATTACCAGCATCGATAAAGCGTTCAAAAGCACCTACAATATCTGAATCAGATACACCGCTTGTTTGGTTAGCACCTTGCAAGATGATAAGTAGTTTATTTGAGCTGGCATTTTCATTTCACCTTGGCCTTTTGTAAATATTCCCAAAAGCGCTTCATCAAGGCGTTTTTCGATATTCAAAATGGATTTTCCGTCTAAGCGCAATTGAAGATTCAATCCACCAAATTCAAATTGTTTTGTATTAGGCATTTTTACGATAGTTGCTTTTGTCATTTTTGTTTCTCCGATTTCTATGTTTATAAAAAATAAAAAGGCTAGCCACTCTGATGTGCACCCCGAAATATAGACTTTCAA